ACCTAACAAAATAGGTACAGATACTTAGTTTTTCTTAATAATATTTTAATTATATGATCTTGATCACATCAGCGATCGGTATAGGTATTGGTCCCTCTAGCTAGTAAGATGTATGAATCATTGAATAGCCGACAATTTTCCACCAAACTTTAATTTCGGCTGTAGACAAAGGATAATGCCAATTTCTATTTATATTGCTCTTTGCTAACTTCTTGATGAGGTATTTCTGGATTATACTATTTGCACAATCATTGTAAATGTCAAGGCTTAAGTATTTCTTTCTAAGTCCTGCAATTAATGTTTTCCTCACAATTACACCTCTTTCTTTCATGTATAACAGGATATAAATTGTTAATTTAAAACATAAGTTGTTAACTAACTCTCTTAGCTTGGAATCTCTAAGTAATGGGTATGCTTCCAAGAAAGAACTAGTATCACGTTTAGGGTCACAATAATTGACAATTTCATTAGCAGCCGAATTAATATACCCTTTAAGATGTCCCTCTCCAGTTGAAACATCATGTCCACACACTTGTCTTATTAACTTGGGACCATTTATTTGAAAACCATAACTCAATAGAGATTTCTCAATCTCATCTAGATGTAATAAAGATGACTCTAGGTAGTCCCCATAAAGTTTACGATCTTCCTTGATATATTTAGCCATATTAAACTTCATATCTAAGATATTATTTGAAATTTGTCTGGATTTCAATAATGAATGATTGGTAGGATTAGACGGGAACATAGAAGGATAAATAATTCCCTTAGATTTCTTCTCGCTGCACACCATATAACACTCTGGAGAAGAAGGGTTACTATATCCAGGTAAAAAACAAGTCACTTCATTAAAATGATCATATAGATGATTTATAATCTGATGTGTAAAATCATCTTCTCGGGGTGCCATCTTTATAATATAAATACCATGATTATCTAATAAATTATAACCTAAACACATACTATGGATTTGCTCCTGGTAAATGACATCAGGGGATTTTTCAAGAGATGATTCCATATCATTATGGACGAGGGACAATGATTCAATCTCAATAGAATTCATTATATAAGAAAATGTTTGCATATCACCTATCCAAGTACTCTCGGGTTTCCCATTAAAGAGAACTGTGATGTGTCTTTCTATATTAATATCGCTAGGATTATTATGATCAACAAGAAGAGCTTCTGAAGGATAGATTTGGAAAACTCTTTGACCAATGAGATTGGTATTGACAACACCTGTGTTGTAATAGCATTTTGCAGGACCTAACATCATAAAGTAAGTAGTAAGCATAGCTCCAGATCCCTCACCCAAGAAAAGTCTATCTCCTTTTAAATTGATCTTATCCAAGATATAGAGAGAGATTTCAGCTGCTTTATAGCATGATGTCGAGTTAATCCCGACTCTACGCCTACAGTGAGATTCCCATCTATTCTTGGTTGGAACCCTTTCTTCAATTCCATTTAGCTGTCTAAAATCATCGGAATAAAGAAGAATTGCTTGAAAAGCCTTAAAATTAGTATCAATGCCATTGTTAATAGATTTCTGAATTATGAATGATTTCTGATTTAGTGGGTCTATTTTAGGGTCCTCATGGATTGGATCCTGGTAGGCAATCATCTTCCTTACTCTGATATGTTTAATTGAACCCCTTCTAAGATAAGTTAATGAAACAGGGTAAACTGCAATATTTAATTTGTCTAGGTTCCAAGTATAATAATTGTGATACGTGTACCTACCATTAGCAAGATGTTCAGTTAGTATACTACATTTTTCTATAGATGTCATACCCAAGATTTTTGGCATGTCTTTCCTGTCTAGATATAAACAGCACAGCATACATAGGTGTCTAGACTGTATTAGGTCGTACCTATCATTTACAATTTCATCCCGTGACTCAGGCATTATGAACTCTAAGGTATTCCCTTCTAACCAATAATCCAGATAAGTTTCATAACTAGTGACTATAAGATCTATTGCTATTCTTGTGTAATCTTGGGTATTAACGTTGGGACCATAAATAGGTTCCACCAATCCCACATCCCAGAACCGCTTAAATACCTTTGGGTGGGACAAAGCATTTGCTAACACATTGAAATAACTTTTTGAAGTGATCCTCATATTAGTTGATAGAATTTCTGACATGTGATATTTGCCATTCGGTCTCCGATAGTAAATGTCGTATGACCAACTAATAGCTACTGATAGTCCTAGGTTCAGACTGAACTCTACAGGATCAACAAGTAGAAACTCTGTTATAAGGCTATTAATATCATCATCATTAGCTAGAACCTTAAACTCAGTTAAATGGTCTTTGTTGTCTCTAGTTATAATTTCAACAATAGTATTGGCCAATGACTGTGCAAGGACGGTATTAAGCTCTTTTATGCTCCATCTTGGAAAGTCAAGATTATTAGACAAAAACATTTGGGTATGGATCTTATTAACATCATCTTCAGTCAGAGGATTATCATCATAAATAAGCCTATTATTAGTTACTCCATGTAATACAGGTATCGGGTATTCTGTATTAAGGTAAGGGTGGTCTTCCATTTCTACAACACAACAATTTTGCTCTACATGTAGATGGTACACTGTGTTAAATTCTCCAGTATTCCTTAGATAACGAAATTTATCTTCTAAAGTAGATAGTCCAAGTAACATCACTTGTTGATAAATCAAATTTGTATCCACCTTCTTCCCATCAATAACAAAATTAAGGTTGTCATTGCTTATCATTGTATATCTACTAACACGATTAAGTGAACTACCAGAATATTTCATTTGAGTGCTTTTATCCCTTAACCTGTGTGCTATGTTGTTTGAAGTCGATATCGGTGTTATTGCTTTCAATTCATCAATTGTCAGATTTGCTCGAAATGATGATAGATACCAAGCCTCTTCCCAAGATTGATCATCATCACCAAATGCCCAAGTATAAACTGTTGCAATCCTAATAGCTGCTTTCAAGGCTCTTGATGACGATCTAACTGATGATAATTTAATTTCACTCCTCTCCTCTGTAGTAGAACCAAAGTATGGGACCCTGATAGCATTTGTTTCTTTATAAACTTGATCTAATTCACAATAGTTAGGAACAAAGAACCAACAATATTCTTTGTTCTGTGCCTCACAAAAATAACAGTCAGAACAATTTTCTATGAGAAATCCATTAACAGCTTCAATGATATCAGGAACCTCTAAACCATAAATAGGTCTGCCTAGTGTAAGGTGATGCCACATTCTATTCCTCATAAGACGTGCAAGCTCTACAGAACAATTTTCCGAAGTAATCAAGTCATCTGTCTGGTTGATCATCATAAGATTGTTAAATAATCTAAACTGTTCATAATCATACATTGATAATTTGTCAATCAACTTGGGTCTCAATCCCCCTGCTACCAACCCATTTCTGATAAGACCTTTAGTGGAATCTAACATACCTGCAATTTCTTGTCGAGCACCGGTTAGAGATTTATCCATTATTTCATGTGCTGCTCTTGGAATTATCACTGGCCTATCCATTAAGAACCTTGCTAGATCTCTATCTTCTTGCTCAAAATCACTATGAAACAATCCTGATAACATTGGGTTGCCACTTTCTTGAAGAATTAATCTAGCCGTTATGTTTTTCAACATAATTGTTACACTTTGAGAAGATGGAATATTTACAGAATAAGGATCACTTGCCCAATCAAGATAAGTTGATTCTCCAGGCGTCTGGTGAATTATTTTCTGTAACACATTTGAATGAAGTAATCCAACATGAATCATCCTCTTAATGTCAGCAAGTGATGCTGTTACAGGATCTCCTATATTCCTAACATAAAGGCGTGAAATATTCATGTAATTGAAACCACCAAGCTGAGACGGAATTATAGAACATGCTATAAGCCAATTTGGATTTTGTATCAGTGGTGTAGTAATATCTCTAGTCATGGAATCGTTGATAGTAAACTGTAATGAAATGCACAACTGTTGAAGAGTTTTAAGAATTGACAAACTATATCCAACCCACCTATTGTAACCCTGCTCTATAGATTTTGAAATAGCAGTGCAGATATTACTACATGCTGATCTAGTTTCATCCACAATAGTTTCTGACCAAAATACTGCTCTAGAGATAGGCTTAAGTGATTGTGATAGTACCTGTCCGTCATAGTAAATTCTTTTAGAATAAACAAAAAAATGGCTACTAACTATAGTCTCATTAGCCTTAAGGTTATGGCCTATACCTGCCATGTTCATTCTTAATCGATTGAAATATTGCTGTGCCAATTGTGAACATAATAATTTCTTTTGCTTATAAGGGAGGTTAGGATGAACTCTCTTGGTTATTGCAATTGCTTGATTATCTCCTTGCACAACAGCAGCTATTCTGGAGCCACTTTCATAGGCACTTAAGAAAAGGAAAGGTATTGTTATTATAGTCCACAGCTTTTGACAATATCCTTCTATACCTCCCATCGGATATTTGATAAATATTTGATCATTGTCCACATCATCCAGGTCAACATGATTTTTTTGATTGGGAGGGCAATAAGGGTCTGCAACATACAGTACTGATTTCTCTAATCTCTTATGCAGCCAACCAAAAAATCCAGGAAGTCCGTATATCTCATTGAGTCTTTCAGCAAACAGATTAGTTGTTTCCTGTCTCCAATTCAGACAGAATTTCTGTAGATCTGTCGTGAGAAATGTACTCATTGTCTCATACTGGACATCTCCTGCGAGTACTTTACTTGATGATGACCTATCTAAATTGGGCTCACAACCATTTTTCTCATGAGTTAAGTGGTAATGATGATTCCCATTGGATTGTAATTGATGAATTTCAGATGCTTTGTATAGTTTATTGTCTTTGGCCACAGATGATACAGATAGTTTGTGTAGAGTTTTGAGTAGCTCATGTTCATCTTTTACCATTCCATTTTCCTTGAAATATTTACCGACACCTGTCGCGATAAGAGATTCACCAACCACTTGACATGCCCTCATTTTATACGTCATTTTGGCAAATAACCTCCCAACTTTTTTAATTTCTTTCTCCTTAAGACTATATGATAAGTTAAACTCGTCATCATTTAAGTAATCACCGGACAGAACGTAATTAATCAAGTTATAAGGATCGAATTCATTATCAGTAAGGAAAACTTCAACAAGTCGTCTAGAAGTAGTTTGATTGGGAGGTTTATAGCTCAAGTTTTCCGATGGATATACTGAATCCCACTCTGATCTTATCGCAGCAAGAGCTTTATCCTTCATGTACATTGTTAGATCCTCATCTAGTGATAGGGGGAGGAAGCAACCAAAACTAAACCCAACAAATGATTTCCAGTTTTGTATACAATCTTCATGTGTGAGAGCCTCTGAATTAGCAGCAAGGTTTCTAATTCTCTTTGAAACATGATCTGAAAATTTGTGGGGTGGCCATGCTCCACCATGTCTTTCTCTAAATCCATTTATAATAATACCACAGAAAATAGCATGACCTTTCATCATAACCTGGAAATCAATGACTTTGGGGTTATTCATATGAGCCCTTACTTTATTGGCCGCTTCCGCAGCTTCCAATGTAGGATGACCAAAAGTTCTAAAAAATGAAAAAAATTCAGCAGTCATATGGATATCATCTATACTAAATATGTCACAAAGTGAATTCATTACCAGGTCAACATCCTTTGGGTCGGTATACCCATGTGTTTCCAGCTCAGAACAGATTTCCTTCAAGCAAAAATCAAGAAATGCCCCTCTAAGGAGATCAGATTCATCCCTCAATTGAAGATAACCCAATACTAAAGGTTCTATCATTGCGACTATGTTATAAGTATCATTACCGAGATCTTCAAAAAGGGAATCTATTAGTTCCCACAAGTTGGATCCCCTTGGTAAAAACTCAGAAAACCTTTGATCACATTTCATAGATGTATCAATCATAAGTCTTCCTTCTAGAACATCACACATCATTAGCACCATTTCAAATGTCAAGTAATATATTTGATCAGTTTTTTTGGTAACTATAATACAAAGATTCTTGTTAATTAAAATCAGATTATTTTGAGAATTGTGTTCAAAAATAGTATTGTAATTTCTATCCCTAAGCTTAATTGATCTTTTAATTAACCTTCTCATCTGATACTTCACAGTAAACCAAAACAAAAACGGATTATACCACGGTGACCCTTCATGTGTCTGAGTTAAATCCAGAATAACCCTAGCATCCTTATTTGATTCAATTCTATCCATTTGAGATAAAACACCTAACTTCGCATGTACATGATCCCTGAGTTTAACTATCCTAGGGCTTATTTTCTTGTAACACCGATTAGCATATTCCATGACATTCTGTAGTGCTTTCTGCAGATGTTGATCTGTAATCCGAAATAGGATTTTATTTGCATAAGGATATGGTATTGGGTTTAGCTTCCTCAAATCAGGATAATAGCTGATTAACTTGGCCTTTAGCTGTAATTGATCACGACAAGTCACTGTCCTCTTATACTTAGATAGGTTAGAATGTAGATTAACTATCAAAGTTCTATCATCAAGTAGTTCCCTATGAGGGAACTCACCTTTAATCAGAAGTGAGATTAATTTGCCTGAAACAATAGGACTATTCAGGTGACATTCGGGGTAAAGGACATCACTGATATTAGAAGAATCCATTAAAAAATGATTTAACAGATCTTAAAGACAGAAGTCATGCATCCAAACTTTTGACGGATTATGACCTGCCGCCTAAGTTTTTCTTAGTAATTATCCTTGAGAACTATTGTAAATAAATTATATCAATCAATTGTGTTGGGACTAATCTCTCGCATAGTGTCATCAGTCATGAGATAATAGCTCATTGGCAATATAGCAGCATTTGTGGTCTGATTAAACTCAACAATTCAGTTACATTAGTAATCACAGACATACACAACAATCTATTTATCACTAATAGTAATCAAGTATCTTCAATTGATCACATTATTTATCACAATATCACTCATAACCAAGCAGCTAAGCTTTTATCCAATTTAATCATTAATCTCCATTATTCCCCCACCATTTCATCATCTCGCTATACCCTCTTTCAAATAAGTTAGAGTATCTTAATCTCCAAGAACCTGTTGCATTTAAAGTGTTATTCAGTTGTCCATGTGTGACAACACTACTGGTTTCATGTTGTGATACCCTGGTGATAGGAGTTGAGGTGTGATTAGCTTCTGTTGTGCTGGAAGTGGGAGTGACAGTTATCTGATTTAAGACAGATGATGTGTGATTAAAGGCTGTTGATTCAGTCAATCTAGTTGTAACTGATCGTGTAGTCCTGTCTAATGTAGCCTTGATAGCAGTTGACATTGAGGTTGTCTCATTAGCTACTGGTGTACTATCAGTTTTAGTCAACGTTACTCTGGTCCCTGCGCTCAAGGTAACAGGAGTCAGAGTTACATGCTCAGTATCCACGACAGTATTATTATTAAATACATCACCTCTGTCAGTCATATACTTCAGCACCTCGTGGCATAGCTGACTTACTGTTGCTATATCTTCTGTAGTCTTGGCTTGAGCTTTCCAGGTTAGTCTATAACTCTGATGATTTCCAAAAACTTTCACAGCAAAATACATGTCATCTCCACTCAGTTCCAGATAACATTCAGTTTTCGGTGTTTCATAAGGGGTTAGAGTATATGTGTCTTTCCCTGAATATGATGACAACTGTTCTGTCACTCCCGTGTCCTTATCAACACAACCAAGGTTCAGTTGATACAGAAAAGGAACTGGAACAAATTCTCCAACAGCACCAGGTGACAACTCAATAATACTTAAGCACCATATCCTCATCTTAAAAACAAAGCAAGTTGTTGTGGTATATGAAGCTTTCTGACTTGCAGAGGTTACAGTCTTTACATATATGATATTAGTCCCATTTACCACCATTAACCTTGGATTGGATCTTGTTGATTGTGTTGCAAGAACAACACTCACTGATACATCATAATTAACTCCGAGAGGAAATGCATCAGTATAAACTCCAGTCACACACTCTTTAGGACACCTGTTAGCTGCTGGACAACCACTTGTTCCAGGCCGTGATAAAACTAGCTGGTCTACCCATTGGATAGATAGATCTCCAGTTAGATCTATAATCCCTGTCTGAGCAAGTGCATGCCAACCAGTTGATCTCACATAGATATAAGTTTTCCTTGCAACAGTAGAATACATTAATCTACCTTCTGCCCCTAACCAAGTTTTGGATGGTGGTATAGTCCTCACTCTGAGTCTAGGTCTAGATTCAAAATCTGCAGTAAATGATAATATCCCATTAACTATCTGGTGCCTTCCAAACCAATTAGGTTTGGTAGCAGCATTACAAACATCTTGATTTACAGCAGCACAACCAGGTGCATGACAAAAAACATTGCCAGGCATTGGTTCAGCTAAATCTCCATAGACTAGAAAGTAAATTTCATCATCAATGATTACTCCAGACCCAACTGAGAAGTACAGTGCCAAATATTCCCTATCAAGCTCAATCTCTTCCTGAGTAAATATCCATTCTTTCTTTCTACCAAATACATCCAGGTAGGTTATTGATAATCTCCCAATTCCTGGATTAAGATAATCAGTCCTCTCATCAGATGTAACAATAGTACAACCCATGATGGCATATGTATCACCTGAAGCAACAGAGCATGACTTTCTATTCAGACCATCATTTAAGTACCATTCTGCTATTGTCTCTATCACGGGTATATCAGTTCCATGATCCTCTATCCTTCCTATAGACAAGTATTGATCAGACTGAGATGAATCCTGGCATCCTTGTGCTATTATGTTATGTGCATATGCAAAGATAGTATCACTAAGTGAGAACGAAGGAATCCGCACACATCCGCCTTTTCTGGTTGACCCAGGTATAAATGATGGGTAATCTATAAAGGATATATGGGATTTAACTTGGATAAAAGAGCCAGTGTTTGCACATTCGCTAATCGTGTAAGGGTTTATCATTTTGAAATGTTGGGAATGAGAAGGATTCTCAACTACTGGACACACAGTATTATTATACACAAAAGACGGTCCACATTGTCTCAAAACTTCATTTTTGATTGTATGTTGTATTTGGGTAAGTTGACTTGGTATAGAGTAACTCACTATATTATTTATAAGGTCCACTTTAGGTTTAATCTCCTCAGTCGTTAAACTGACTGAATCTCTCACTAAAGCACCTAACGACTCTTGCTTCTCCTTGATTGCATTCATAGAGCCACCAGATCCGATCAAATAAGTGATGTTGGTTACATTGAGAGCAATAAGAGTAAACAGACTCAACAACCCAACAATCATAGATGTATATGTTAGAGCGGAGTGGCATGTTGAATTTGTGGATGAAGTTTGAATGGCTTCCCTATCTTTATTACCTCCAACACCGTAATAGTTGGTCATCTGTGTGTTGATTGGATTCATTATCATTGCTACAATGCTGTCAGTGATGTGCAACTTTCTTTGATCCTAAGTTTTTCTTAATTGGATAATAAAATCTAGTATACAGATTTATTGTGTAGATTAATTGATATAGTATATAGGTCTGAGTGTAGTAACCACATTGATGCTTTTAATCCATCCTAGACATTATCCCTCAATAATTACCATTGTTGTATCTGGGTTTCTCTTAGGAGCTGCATGCAAGCAGATAATGCTGATACAATATGCTAAAATAATAACAGCATAATTAAATGACTAACTTTTCTTTTTGGGCATAGTCCCCAAAGCAGTACCTATTCCTATGTACCTAGACATGGGTGAGTAACTTAGTCCTTTTAATGCCTTCAGCCAATTTTCGGTGTGTTTAACGTTCAGCCTTGCTTCTTCAATTTTCTGGTTTAGATCATGGTTTGTGACTCTCATATTACCTACAGGATTGGCCTGTAGGGGATAAAAAGAGGGATTGTTCACTTTATTAGTCATAGGTGGTATTATGGTAGGTATAGGCAAGTTATCCATTTCTTCCTTATGTTTTTCATGATCATCACCTCTGCGTCTAGAACCAGTATTGAGTGTGAAGCTCCTATTATTCCCTAGCTTAACATCAAGCTCAAGAAAATTACTGCGTATTAATGCTTTAAGTTCATGATTAACCTGAATCAACCTTCCATTAATCGAATTAGCGGTTGTATGAAGAACTTGCGGCAGATGGTAAGACAATGATGACATAATTGTATTAATTCTGGAGTCAATTTGGGTATATATCCCTTGGTCATCTCTGTTGGCTCTGTGGTCAAAGTCTTTTATTCGATTAATCAAATCATGGTACTTAGTCTCAACTGACACAATAAGGTAACAAGTGCATGCAACATTAATACCAAGTAACAGGATTATGAAAATAAAATATATCTCAGTGTATGATCTCTTGTAGTTGGATGTAGTTGATAAGCTTGACCTGCTTCTTTTATAATTACTATAGCTGGTCCTATTTCTAACTTGAGTAGCTTTATAAACAGGAATACCAGACTTCATTGAAGCATACTCTGTTCCTACCTCATCAGGATCCTCATAAGTCCTTGTCATAGTTGTTAACTATTACAGCAGGTTAAACAACACCATGTATAGATTAAAAGTCTGAAAATCATATATATCATCAACAGGACAATTAAGACACACAGAAACATTTGTCCTAAGTTTTTTATTATTTATTTCATAATGCACCAACTATTTGGTTAATTAGTTAATGAACCCAGCTAAGGAATTTACTGTTGATGACCGTGAACTTGTTGTCAAGTTACTTCTTGGTATCATGATTTTCCGAGTAAGACATATCAACCAAATTAATGAGATTATGAACCAAATTGTTGCAAGAATTGTAAGAAACATTATACCACCAATTGTACCTAAGTTAATCACATTAGGATTAACTCTATCTAGAATTTCATTAGATTTATCAATATAATGTTGTGTACGATTTAATGATTCCTGTATTGAGTTCAATTCATTACCTATATCTATTATTTCTACACTGACAGTACCTCCCAACGTCACATTATCAGAGTACATACTCCTCTCTAATGTTTTAGGTCCCAGGGTAATAAAATAGCCATCAATATAAACTTCCTTACAGTCTTGTGAACTAATCATCACATTTGTCACTTGTGTGTCCTGAATAATGGTGTATTTAGGATCTTGACACCTACAGACAATAGACGCACAATTAACGAACAAAACACCCTTCGACAGAGCAAACCTTGACACATGAGAATTTACAACTCTAGTCCTAGCACAGGAAGTAATATTACCTGTAGCACACTCATATGTACCTGAACTTAAGGCTGAACTAGTGTCAGTACTACATATATAATTAGATGACGTTTGAACACACTCACTAAGATCAATATTAGATAAGTAAGACCCTCTTATTAGCATTTGACGAGGGAAAACTGACATCCACTCCGAACCTCTATGATTATAACTTATTAGATTGAAGAGTTGAACAGTAGCATCAGGTATTGCAGTCAAGGTTGGGTATTCAATTTGCAGGCTTATAATGTAATCTGTAAGTGAAACATCTATTATCCTACCACGAATTCCACCACTTTCTAGTAAATCTAAAAAATCAGATGTGTCATATTTGAGTTTATTCAACATTGTATCGAAATCACCATTGAACGCTCTTGCAATTGCTTGAATTGACAAGGTTTCGGATGTAGGATCTCGAAGATTAGGACCAAAAATAAGAGATAATTCACTAAAATACTGATTTAGCTTTAGACCTAATGTGTTTCCAATTACTGAGCATCCTAATTGGTTTAAAGAAGGAACAAGTTGTGTATTTATCTGCTCCTGGAGTGCGTTAATTGCAACAACCACTTGTCCCTGTGATGTTGTTAGTTCTTGTATAGCAGCATTAGAATTCCTTATTGCATCTTTGAGTTGCATAATAGCCTTGGCATTTTCTAATGAATTATGGAGTGCAACTCCAGCAGTGACTTGTGCAGCAGTGGCAACACCCAAGGCAACACCTCCTACAATGGCACCCCAAAATCTTTCCCCATTTCTGGATGGTGTGTAATCCACCTTGTCCTTGATTGCAGCCCTAACCTTAGCCAATGAACTATTGATAGGGTTCAATATTCTATCTAGCATGCCCTTATAAGACACCATTACATCAGTTGTACAATTACTCAATTGGCTTACGTTAGGTATTAATTTGATGACCATCAATTGATATGTAGATACACCTGATACTTTCAGCCCATAATTATTACCTTGAATAATACCTATTTTACTCAATTCAGCAAGACTAATTTGTGCCTCAATATAATGCAGGTTAATTGCTATGACCACTATAATTATTGAAATGTAATATAGTTTAGTCATGTTAATTGCATTAACAAGATCTAGCTAAATTGTAAGCCTACTTCTATTATCGTACCGGTGATAATGCACACTTTAAAGTCTGTTTTAATGGCTTGACTCGCCTTTGACCCTAAGTTTTTTCTAACTGAATATTTGAAGTCGTAAGTACTTCATTTGTCAGTAAGCCATCAGTTATCCTATACATTAATCATGACCTTATTTTCTACCAATTTGTGTGTTGATTATAATTGCATGAATTAATTTGTTGAACTTGCTATGTAGATTAATATAATAATTATTAGACTGGTTAGTCAATTAATATCCACCAATGCATATAATCGTACTTTGATAGTGTTGGTTCAAGGTTAATTTGCATTAAGATTGGAGTGCTTAATGGTCAGATCCTGTTATACTATTATTTCATTATTTTCCCTGTGTGGTCTATTAGCACATCTTCGTATACCTTAAATTCCTTAGGTATAGAAGGCTGTAGTACAGCAGTCACCTTATTAATTGAACACTCTGATTTCCACATCAATTTATTTAAATATGGATTTGTGTCCATCAATGAATAGCATATGGATGACTTATAACCAAGTTGTGCCCTTAATGTATGACTCATCTTACCCGCTACGATTACATGGAGACTCAGACCGCCAACTGCTCCCAATGCAAATCTCAAGTCCATCTTGTCAATCTTCTGTCTGCAATAGTCTACTGAGTACTCTTTTCCGTTCTTTCTCATAAAGTTCCCTATGTGTATCATGAATGTAGTCACCCTTTCCCCATCACTGTTGACAACCCCTTTAATTCCACTATTAGTAAAATCAGCCCCCACTAACAGCTCAATCAGTAAGTTAAATGACACAGCTTTGGCAACTCTGAAGTCCAGTATATTTCTGGGAATCTTATAAACACCGGCATCTGTCAAGAGTGTTATTGTGAGAAATACGGGCCTGAATCTCTGTGGTCTGTCAACTGCTACCATGTCAACATTTGTACAGACTTTTATTGCAGGGAAAATAGCCCCGGTTGTAAGTATATCCCTCCAAGGTGATAGTTCAGGCTTTATGTTGTTGGACCCATAAACAAGCATTTCTCCTGATCCACAAGTTCTCCTCACTGTTATATCCAATGATAGGATCCCATCAAGCAGTGTCTGAGGGTGTGAAGTTGACTTCCCAACCCCTAGAGGAAAAGAGGCAAAGGTCTTCATTCCCTTTTTTACACCCGGTGTCCCCTCCTTCTCTTCCACTATCCCATAGATCAGCAGGTACATATAACCTGCAGTCTTGCGACTGTTCCGACCCGGATTTATTACCCTGTATTTGGGAATTAAACGACCAGAGGAGTCGGCCTCGGCTTCTATTGCGGTGAGCGTGCCTCCTTCTTCCCATGTTGACTTTGTGAAATCAGCTATACCGGCGTTGCCTGACATGGCACTTTCATCCTAAGTTTTTCTTAATGCATGGTATACGCCATTGGAATGTTTGTAATGTACTGAGTTCTATCAGTGCTAATTCAGAATCATTTTTAATCATCAGCTGATTTGTTTATTGGTGCATCCTTTAAATCGATCAGTGATTCTATTAGAGCTTGATAAACGGTACCAGGATCCTCACCTTCAAGCTGTGTCCATGCCCATCTTCTAATCCTATCAGCCAATTTCTTGTTCTTGATATGTATGTTTATTATATCACTCATTATGCGTTTTGTGTACTTGTTGTTTTCAGGTACAAAATTGGCAGCATTACTTTTAAGAAAATCCAGATCATACATCATGTAACGATCCTCAAAAAAGAATTTGGGTTCCTGTCCTTCATCCATCCTCTCCAAATTGCTCTTTTGAGTTGTCACCTCTGTGAAACCTCTTGTCTTGTCTCGTCCTACAACAGGTCTTAACGTGGGATTTTTCTCTTGTTGGGTCTCTTCCTGTGTCTTGCCTGATTTAGGGATTATAATCATCATGTCCTTGATATATCCTTCCACTGTCGATAACCCTAGTGCTAGAGTGTTCATTCTCTTGGTCAAATTCTTTATATCTTCTTTGATTTCAGGAATCATTGTCAGCTTTTTATCTATATTTGATAGGTGTGCCAAAATCAAATCAATCTTTTTCTCAATCTGTCCACTATCCGATGAAGTCTGAGTACCTTCTTCAATGCACCCGGTCTTCGATACAGTAGGGACAAAGCTTTGGGCATTCTCCGCAGACGCATTCTTCTTGGACCGGGGTGGCGCGGATCTTGGAGCATGTTGGATTGCACCACTCCCTGACAAAGACTTTCCCATTGAAGGTGTCGATGCAATATTCTCGTCTGTGCCTTTTTTAACAGGTTTCTTGGGGCCATCGTTTCCCATATCTTGCATAGTCATGTTTGTGATACCTCTAAGTCTCTTGTGTACCTTAGAGGAGTCTTCTTCTAGAATGCTTCCTAGATCTCCAGGTGTGGCATCCCTAATCTGCATTGTGGACTTGTGACCTTCGTCCTCCTCAACTTTCCTGGTCTCTTCATCGAAATGGAGAATCTGACTCAGTTCTTCAGTATTGACTTTAATGCCGGTATCATCTCTCCCAGATTTTCCATCTCCACTCTGGTCAGGAGACCTGACTGCTGTATGCTTTGCTTGTTCGGATCCGGTATCACTCCTGTTTCCTTGACCAGGTTTAATAGGATCTTTAGCATGCCCAGCTTCGTTATCATCTCCTGTTCCCTTGGAGTCCTTGGAGCTGTCACTTCCGTCCCCTTTGATTCGAGGTGATCTATCAGTTCCAGGACCTCCGCGGCTGTTCTCTTTCTTGTCTCCTTTGCTGCCTCCCACTCCCCCGGATTGACTGACAGGTCCTCCACTCGTACCCTCTGTGAAGGTCTCCCACGCCTTTGTTCGATCCTTGGTTGATGGTTTATCGATTGCACTTCTCCCGTATGTCTTCTGAATGTCCTCCTTATTCTGCTGGATAAAGTTGACAGTGCTGATTCCATCTTCCACAAGCTTGTTCAGCTCGTTGGGACTGAATGAAGTCATGGAATGAGTGGTATAAAACCCAAAAATAAAGGCCTTGCTTGACTATAAAATCAAACAGACTTTTATCCTAAGTTTTTCTTAACAGTTTATACATTGAATGATATTCTTATACTTACTAATTCATCAATGAATGTCTTAGCTTCTTAGAGCATCAAGATCTGACATTGTTGCAGGAGATTGATCCGTACTGTAGGAAACATCATCTTCATCATATTTGTTGAGCTTCTGTGTCATTGACTCATCTCTGACAAAATCTTCCAGAGCATCATTCAATGATTCCTTTAGATTATTGACTTTCTTCCCACTTCTTGAAGGTTTGGGAGGTTTTGGTAGATTTCTTTTATCTTTCTGGTTATCCTTATCATAGAAGATTGAGTTTGCATTTGGGACAGGAACAACTTTAGACACATCATATGTATCTTTTTTGTCCTCATCTGATACCTCTTCTTCAATCTCCGGAATTATATCTCCTGCATTGTATAGCTCAAAGGGTCTTGGACCAGATGTTTTCTGTTGTGGTCCAGAAACCCTAGGGCCTGATGTAGCTTGGTCAAGCTTTACAATGGACCTGATGCTTTGGACTTGTTCAGGAGAGAGATCTAACTCAGCAGCAATCCTGTTGTTGACAGTCCCTTCCATTTTCTCCACCATAGTTTCACCTAATTGGAAAAAAGAGTGTTCCAGGTAGGGACGTGTGTAATTTAGATTGTTGACTGCGCGGTCTAAAACTGAGCCCACCCCCATAGCATAACTCCAAAGCAGTGGATAATTGCCTGGTGAGAACTTTGTTTGAATTGCATCTTCCAGAATGACCATGTAAGGAGCTTTTTCTCCCAAACTTGTATATGTTTTCATTAAAGACAGAATAATAGATAAATCAGCCTGAAGCTCATTCAAGGCAAGTGCAGGATATTTTGTTTCTATACCATATTTAATTGTCAGGAAAAAGCCAGCCATCCCTGCCTCACTAATATAATTCCCTATATCACTAATCATCTCAACAATCCTAGTCTTAACACCTGCCATTTTGTTTGTCTCAATCAGGATTTCAACCATATATCTCCTAACTGATATATCCTCTGCTATTCTTGCTCTAGCAAGGTTTAACCATGTATCCTCAAGCTTGTAATCTCTGTCTGCTCTTCTTTGCTGAAGATACTTGACCCATCTTCGGTTTTCTGACTCTTTAGCAGTATCAGTTGCTGTGACAGCCTTTGTCAGCAATATCCAAATCTGTATTGTAACAGTTTGCACAGCAAGCTGAAGATCCTCTGTCGTTTTTGTAATCATCTTGTCTTGATCTTTCTTAACAAATGGAAATGGGTCAGTTTTTGTGCCTTGATATGGTCCATATCCAGCAATCCGAATCAGCTCTTTCTCATAGTCTTCCATGTTCTTGCCTCTTGTCGCAAGTTTAATTTCATCTTTGGATGCTCTGCTCACCTCGGCAATTTGAACATCAAGGTCAGGATCATTGAGTAAACTTCTCACCATAGCTCCTGGATTCTCTGCAAACAATGATAGAAGACTCAACAGGGCACCTGTCATGATGGATCCCGATGCAACATTTGACCATGCCAATTCCAGCATAAAAACCATAAAATACCATCGTTGAATGGGATCTACAAAGGTTGGTACTGGGATTATAACACTCTTTTTAAGCCCGTGCAAAGCAGATGATATCAGGCCCCTTTTCGGTGGATTATTCTTAAATTCCCTAAACTCCTCTAGTACACTATTTAGCCGTGACATGATTGTGGCTCCAAATCCAAATCCAAGGATCAACAACCTTAATCCTAAGTGCAATTTGACTACCTTCTAATTATATGTTATCCTAAACATCTTTGTTTGGT